GAGTTACCTGTTGCATTAGCCCTTGTCGAATTTTTTGCTCCCACTCCTCAAGTGCTCCGATTGGGTCCTGGATAAATTTTCTCTTGAACTGTTCAATTTGCTGTTGCCGTGTGAGTTGCTGCTGTTGCCTAAAGTGTGCCTCTATCTGGCTGAGTTTTTGCTCAAGCTCCTTTTTCTCCTGTGCGGTCTTGGTAGCAAAAGCCTGCAAGTCCCTATATCTTTTCTCCCAGTCTTGAGGTGTCCCTTGTGTAGGGGTCTCTTGACTAGAAGTTCCCTGGCTCTCCTGAGTCCCTTTAGAAGGGTGTCCCTGTGGGGATTCTTCCTCAGGGGTGTTCAGAAGGTCCCTGTCTTGTGTCATGTTATTCTCCTTTTTGTTTTATTAATCTCTTGTAGTCATATACCCATTCGTTAAGGATATTGATAATTTCATTAGCAAATTGAGCCTTAGCGATTGCCACAATCATTTCTCTTGAGTTATCATCCCAATTTTTTAAATCCGCTTTTAAAAGCTGTGTAACAAGACCAAGCCTTTTACTGTCAATAAGCTCTGCAAAGTATTCCTTATAAAATTTGCTTCTTAAAAAACTCTCAGCCAACCTCCCTCTTTCTAGAATTTGAACCTCGCTTAATTTTCTCATCATGGTGTTAAACTCCTTCCCATTAAGTCTTTAAGTAGAGCTTGAACCTGATCTTGTTGGGGACCTGCCTGATTGGGTAAAGAACCCATTCCTTGTGGAGCTAGTGCAGGCGGTAAAAGTGGCATTTGAGGTTGCTCAAATAAAGCATCAAGCTCTTTTATGTCAAAAGTCTCAAGAACGAGACGCACAAATTCGAGTATGTTAAAGCCAGGAAGCTGTCCGTTGGCTACAAGAGGAGCTACAATCTGCATAAACTCAAGAAGCTGACGTCTTCTTATTGGCTTTGCAACCTCTGGATCAACTGCAATTGCCTTAGGAATGAAATCATATTTCCCCTGGATATGCTCTGGCTCTACAATAAGTGGTGTCTCCAAAACCTTATCTCCTACAATTGCTACAATCTTTTCCTGTGTGATAAACTGCTGGTTTAAGTCAGTCATCATTGAGGCAAGAGGTTTTATCCCAAGCTCGACAATGAGCCTTGTAGTCATCTGGAATCTAATCTGAGCCATTTGTTGAAGAGAAGTTATTCCTGTTGCAGTCTCTCCTCTGGGGGGAGTTACTCCTCTTGCATAGTCATACATTCCTGTTGCATCCTGCATATCCCTCTTACTTGATTCCTCCATCGTAAAGAATTGAGGATTTAAAGCTGCTCTTACCTCTCTTATTCCGTTTTGTGATATATCATCTCCCCTTATAATCTGCCCTGGTCTTGCAATTAAATCATCGTAGTTAATACCTGCATTCCTGTTCACAAGCCACATGTTGTTAATAAACATGTTCGCATTATCCATTCTCTGATTTCGGATATCGTTAAGTTCGTAGGAAAGATACTCTATCGGCTCGATATACCCTATTCCATAGAATTCATGAGTAACTGGTGTCGCTGGGACACAAATAAAAGGGACGGATTTATGAGCAAATTGGTTGGGCTCATCCCTGAGAACAACTTCTCTATTTGCGATTGTTACAACCCTATTTTTCTCCCAGTATTCAAGAATCTCAACTTTCTTCTCCTTTTCCTCTTCCGTCCACTTGTTTACTTCATCATCATTGGCTGCAAACTGCTGGTAGTCGTTAACATTTGCTCCCCCAGGCTCTATCTTTTCCACATTGCGATATATTCCCCTCTCCTGAGCTTTTCTTAATTTGTCTATATCAACAATCGTTCTGTGAATACACCAGGGAATATCTCCAGTTTTAGAAGTGGGGGAGGGATAAAAATTCCAGGGTGCAACAAGCTCTATCTTGGGATTATCCTCATCAAAATCCCAGGTAACTTTCAATATCCCAATCCCAAAGATACAAACATCCTTTATCCACTGGATTGCTTTTGCAAAAAAGTTTGCCATAAAAAATTGGTAGGAAAGAAGCTTTTCTATAATCTTTGCCCGCTGAATATCTCCAGTTTCTCTAGGAACAACAGTTACAAAAGGCTCAGCGGCAAAGATCGCATTGACAATTCTTGGAACAATAGACTCAATAATAGAGTAGGGGAATGGAACAAAAATATTTGAGTATCCCTCAGGTTTATCTTCCCTGGGGATACAACGATAAATCTTATACCATCGCTCCCACTTATCTTCCAAACTCTTAGTAGAGCGATAGTTATCTGCCAGATTAAACTTTCCCTTAATCTCCTCTAAAACTTCATCCTCTCTTGCCACTTCTTATCCCTTCTTCATTTTTTTCCTCCCCTCTTTTTTCTTCTTTGTTTTTTTCTCCCTCGCTTTTTTGTTTTTCTTCTATCTCTTTTTTTCTTACTCCTCGCGGAGAAAATTTTGTCATACTTACCTGACATCAACATACCATGGTAAATTCTCTCAGCTTTCTCTTTGCCATATTGTCTAACCAAACTCTGGTAAAGTTTTTTCTCTTTCTTGCTATAGGGCATTACTTTTTTCTCTTTTTCTTAGGACAAGGTTGACCTGCGCGTCTTCGTCTACCTATTTTTCCACCTTTTCTGCGAATATATGAACCACGATAAGGGCCTGTGCTGTCCCTTACACCCCTACGTGTTCTCCCCATTATTTCTTACTCCTTTTCTTCTTTTTTCTCGCTTTAGCTGCCATTTGTTGAAATTTCTTAGAGCCATATTTTCTCCTACCAATAGCAGCAGCGACCGCTTCTGGATTAGTTACTCCTCCTCTTTGCTTTAGTTTCTGTACCAAACTCTTAAATCTTGCTCCAGTTCCTGGTTTGGTTTTTTTCATAACTTTCTTATGAGCCTCAGCTAAAGCTGTAGACTTTGCAATTTTTCCTTTACCTCTTTTTTTAGCTCTTCTTTTTATTTTTCTTGCCATCTTTAACTCCTAAAAATATCCTGTCGGACTTTTGCCGTAACGATAGGGAAGTGGTTCATCCCTGATTACACCATGTGGCTTTGCCACTTCCAAGATATTTGCAAGAGCATCTATTCTGTCCTTGGTCTTACCCTTTGGAAAACGCCTTAGCTCATCTATAATCCCCACTAAATCTCGTCTTATGAAAACTGCTTGATTTCTAAAACGTGGGATAAGACCCCGAATTCTTTCATCTTTGCTTTTTGCTTTTGCTCCAGCATGAGTTAACTCTTGAAAATTAATAAATTGCCCCCTCTCTCTCATCTGTTGTTCAATCGTTGGTTTTAGCGCCTTCCAGGTCATATCGTTCTCTATAGCAAATACTCTGAATGGATGACGCTTGGCAAAGTAGAATAAAGCCTCAATTGTCTCTCCTGGATTCCATCTCCCAGCAATACAATCCTCAATCCACCAGTTATTCTGTTTGTCAACTCCCACTGCTACAAAGGCTCTGTTACAAGCCTTATCTTCTTGAGATATCGCTAAGTCTCCCCCTGCATACCAAACAAGATCTTTAGGAAGCTCATCTGGAGAAAATGTCTTAATCCAGTCTCTTTTAAACTCAGCAGACTCCTCTGAGATTACCTTATTGAGATACTGAGAGGAGAAGAAAGCTGCACCGAGTTTTTTCCTTAATGCTTTTAATTTTTTTCTTGGCAAAAGCGTTGGAAACTGAAGCTCGCCCTTCTCTATATCCTCAGAGTCACCTTTGAGTGATCCCCTTATGAAAAAATCATATTCGTCTTTGAAGTTTTCAATCAGCCAGCCATATAAATCTCCGTCATCCCAGCGTGTTCCCACCACAATATAGAGAGTATTACCAAAGTATTCTGCTTTTCCTTCTGGCGCTGCCAGAGGACCAAGTCTTTGAAAATATTCAATAACTCTTAAGAGCTGCTCGGGTGAGTTTGAATTAGTAGAGCCAACCAAATCATCTGCGATACATAAATCATAGTGACCTCCAGTCAGCTCTGAGTCTGTTCCAGCGATAGCAATTGTCGGCTCTTTATAACCTTTTGTCCTTGTTACAACTGTAATTTTATCCTCTCTCCAGCCAGGTTCTTTCTTGAGGTTTCCAAATAAAGTCCTGAATTTCTCATTTTCCTCAATATGCCATTTAATCTCTGATAGAGTCTCAGCAGCCTTTGATTTTTCCTCATGGATGATGAGAATACGGATATTGGGGCAATTTACTATAAGAAAGAGCGAAAATCCTATTGTTACAATGCTCGTTTTAAACGTTCCCCTGGGCATCTCTATGTGTTTATCTTTCCCAGGAGTTTTCTTTTGTAGAAAAGAGCAAAGTTTTCTATGGTTATCCTCGTCTAAATCCTTGTAGCCTAAAACATACTTGCAGAGAAAGTATAAATCCGATTTCGCAGCCAGTTTTATACTATGCGAAGGAACTTCTACCCCAGATTCTGTTAGTTCCTTTTCCCTCGTTGGTACCAACCTGCTCTTGCCTCCCGCAGTTTTTGTTCAACCATTGAACATACTATGCAAAAAAATAAGGGCTCACCTCCCTGAAAGCACACATCATATCACTTATAGTGCCCTCAGAGAGATAAGCCCCTGCTTAAGTCGTAGCTCAGGACTACCTCACTGAGTATTTAATAAAAAAGAGGGCACTC